GGTACTGTGCAATCTGAGAAGTGCACACTCATCGTCACAGAAGGTGATTCAGCGAAATCACTCGCAGTCGCTGGACTCTCGGTCGTTGGACGCGATTATTATGGGGTATTTCCACTTCGCGGGAAGTGCAAAAATGTGAGAGATGCATCTGTCAAACAACTCACAGAGAATAAAGAGTTTAGTGACCTCAAGAAGATTCTAGGTTTGCAACAAGGTAAAGTGTATACCACCCTCAGTGAACTCCGGTACGGTCGTCTCATGATCATGACGGATGCCGATACGGATGGAAGTCATATCAAAGGATTAGTACTCAATATGATTCATTACTTTTGGCCGAGTTTACTCGACCTAAATTTTGTGGTAAGCATGGTCACACCCATTATTAAGGCTACCAAAGGTTCGCAGACTATGTCATTCTACACCGATTCTATGTTTAGAATGTGGTACGGAAATGGAAAATCAGGATGGAAGATCAAATACTACAAGGGTCTCGGTACGTCTACGTCAGCAGAAGCGAGGGAGTATTTCAAGAACATTGAAAAGCTCACGGTCAAATTTGACACGGATGAGAAGACCGACGAATCCGTCATTCTCGCATTCGATAAAACCAAGGCTGATTCTCGTAAAACGTGGCTTTTGGAGAGCACAGAAAAGGAAAGTTCTGAACTTGAAATTCCATATGGAAATGTCGAACGAATCAACATCACAGAATTCATTCACAAAGACCTGGTAAATTTCAGTCTCGCGGATTTGAAACGATCCATTGCACACATGTGTGATGGTCTCAAGCCTTCACAAAGAAAAGTGATGTATTCATGTTTCAAGAAGAATCTGACGAATGAAATGAAAGTGGCGCAGTTAGCTGCATACGTTGCAGAAACATCGGCGTACCATCACGGAGAAGTGTCTCTCGCAGATACGATCGTAAAATTAGCACACAATTTTACAGGTTCGAACAATATCAACCTTCTTGAGCCATGCGGTCAGTTCGGTACGAGACTCATGGGTGGTAAGGATGCGAGCCAAACGAGGTACATTTTTACAAAGCTCACAAAGGACGCGAGAAAACTTTTTGACGCTAGAGATGACGCGGTGCTCAAGTATCTCGATGATGATGGTAGACTCATTGAACCAGAATATTACGTGCCAGTGTTACCGACAGTACTCATCAATGGCACCGAAGGCATCGGAACGGGGTTTAGTTGTTATGTACCACCGTTCAACCCTAAAGATATCTGTGAAAACATAGAACGAGCTATTTACGGCGAAACACTCAAAGAAATGAAACCGTGGTTTGACAAGTTCAAGGGTCGCGTATTCAAAAATGAGGAAGGTCTCTGGATTACAGAGGGTGTATGGACGAGCAACAGTTCTGGAACAAACATTAAAATTACAGAGCTTCCACCAGGACGTTGGACACAAGATTATAAGGAATACCTCGATGGTCTCGCAGAAAAGAAAGTCATATCAGGTTTCGTAAACAACAGCACGACAGAAGATGTGGATTTCACTATCACTGGATACAATGGCAAGAATCTTGTCAAGGATTTCAAGCTTCAAAAATCGTTTCACGTGAGTAACATGCATTTGTTCCACCCAACAAAGGGTATCAAAAAGTATGCGAGTCCCGAAGAAATTTTGGAAGATTTTGTAGAAATCAGAATCGATGCGTACAAGAAAAGAAAAGCGCACCTTCTTCGAGTTCTCACAGAAAAATCAACTAAACTAAAAAACATGTCTCGATTCGTAGACGCAGTCATCAACGAGCGCATCATCGTGTTCAAAAGAAAAAAGAGTGAACTCGAGAATGAGATTTCAAAGTCATATGATACAGTTGATGGTTCATATGATTATCTACTCAACATCAAGACATATCAGTATACGAAAGAAGCTGTACAAACACTCAATGAAGAGTCTGAAGCCATTGAACGTGAACTTGAAAAATTGGCTGCCACGAGTCACATCTCCATGTGGAAAATGGATTTAAAAATATATAAGCAATAAGTAGTATGTGCGATAGATCTGGTCCAGATACCGGTGCCGCACTTTGTCTGACAGCCATAGGTGGTCAGGACACATATCTTTTGGGTGGAGATTCACTCTTTAAGTACGAACCAAAACGACATTCAAATTTTAGAAAATTTCATAGAAATTTTAATGTAAATAAACCTTCAAATGCCCCAGACGGATGGCCTTTCGGTCGAAGTATAAAAGTTACATTTAGACCACAAGATATGGGAGATCTTCTTTCGAATATGTACATTAAATTAAATTTACCTGGACTTTCAAATACACAATATAATTACGCGGATCGTGTGGGTAGACATCTATTCAAATCTATTACCATGCGCGTCGATGAGAATATAGTTGAAATATACAAGGATGATATAGGATTCATATATGATGAAATGTATCTCGATCAATCCGAAAGTGTAAGCAGAATATATACCGATGGGAGATTTTTGTATAGAGAATCTGTGCTCGACCAAGGACTGAATTTTTTTAGAGGTCTCGATACATCTGTGTATGTACCTATCCCATTTTTCTTTTCAAGAGCATACGAATCGTCAGATTATGAAACAAATGTACACAATAGACCTTATTTTCCGTTGTGTGCCATTAATAAACAAAAGCTCGAATTTGAAATTGAATTCAGACCACAGGCATTCTTTACAGATGATCCAGTTACTTTGTCAGTACAGGAATTTGATATCATTACCGAAGAAATTACACTCACACCCGAAGAACGTCTCTTTTACACATCTAAAAAATACGAAATGATAACCGATATTTTTAAAACTCACCCTAAATTTGATATAGAACCTGGTCAGGATAGAGTCAAATTTGAACTCACACCAGAAGATCGTGTAAAAACGCTTCACTTCTTCTTTCGAAACAAATTGTTTGAGAATGAGAATGTCGCGAGTAACGTGACTGCCACAGACGAAATATATGATTATTACCACAATAGATTCAATCTTGGACCAAATCCATCGTATAGGCGTGCCGTCGATTCATTGTCCGACGACGTCGCAATCGCAGCGAAGCTATTCATAGATGGTCAAGAGCTTCCATTCATAAACTTTGTAGATTCGCACTATTACAGATATCTCACAGTTTTGAACCATAAATTTCATTCAACACCTAGAAACATATACACGTATACATTTTCCATGAACCCAAGAAATGTTGACCCATCCGGGAGTTTAGACTTTACAAACATAAGAAATAATCGAACTACAATTGACTTTCAAATGAATCCTTATTTTGGAACAGATGAATCATACACATGTAATATATATTACACGGCGTATAAGACGCTTACATTTGAAAATGGCTACCTCCAACATAGAACCGAACCCATATCGTATTCCCCAAGTTTAGGAGAACAAGGTATGAGTGAAAATGATCGTATTATATACGAAGAATCACTTACCGAATAGTTTATCTTTGTTTTCTTTTATGTAATTAATGATCCCATTTTTAATACACCATTTGATGAAATTGAGTTGCGCGAGCGTCGTATTTATTTCATCAGTTGTACCTGGGACACAATATGAGATTTTATCTGACCGACAAAATGGATCAAATAGTTTCTTGCTATATCCATCAAGGGTAGATTTATATGCACAGTGCACACTGAAAATCTTACCGTCATTTGTTTTATACATCAAATTAGTTTTCTTAGAATAGTTCGTGATAAACCACTCCAAGTTTCGAAGCGAGATACCACCCGTTTTAGACAAAATTTGCACGAGTGTTTGTCCGTTTTCAGGCGTACCATAGAACGAATCAATTGAATTTAATAGGATATCGGATTTCCTCATATTACATCATAAGCTTCAAATCTCTAAACTGATTACTATTGGATGACTCACACGCGGGGCATCCAGCTTTATACATAGGAGGAAATGCGTGATTGTGTCTCACAATCGCACTCATGGTCACTGGTTCGTGAAGTTTGGGTGTGGTAGAGTGCGTTGCACAATAACCATCATGACTCGCTTTCCTAGTACATGGCTCACCACCCTTCTTAATACCCATACAATAGCCACCTGGATTAGGTAAATCTCTCAATAGAAGTTTCAATGGTATGTTATGAATGTTTGACACCGACCGCGCGTATAAAAGCATTCTTTCATGACATACCCGTTCCACCTCATCTTCGAATACCCTAGCGAGATTCTCAGATACCTTCATCCTTAGTGTAATAAGGCACCTAATTTTTAAATGGTAATTCTTCGACAGGAGTCTCTTTCACCTTTCTTGGTCTTCTTTTTGGTTTGATTTTAGTGAGGAGTTCACCGAATATCTCTTCTTTTGGATCTTCAAACAACGGCTCGATGAGGTCACATACAGGGTTTATAAACTTATTCATGAAGTAGTATTCATAGTCAATAGGAATATCATGCTCTTTCGCATATTTTGGATCTTCAGATTTCTCAAAAGCCTTGGCTTTTGGGTCACCAGTCTTCACGAGAACGTACGGAACTCGGTCACCGGATTGAGGCTCCGACCCAGGTTGGCGTTCACGCATTTTTCTCACAACTTGTACGTGTGCTTGATTTATATCAGCAATATTCGGACTATTAATCGATACACTTTGACCTTTTACTTTATATGAATCTGAAAGACCCTGTGAAAGTGTGAGCTTTTCAATCGGTACGTCACCCTCAATGAGTTCAATCGCTCGTTGCAAAGCTAAAGCTCTCGGAGCTTCTGTGTCATTACTCTCTAGTACGACATCAAGTAGTTCTTTGCAGACTTCCCGTACATGCGCGGTATTGTCGCGTCTCACGAGCTGAAGACCCTTCACGTCAATGTAATCCATGTTCATCTTCCCATCTTTACCCTGCGTCCATAACTTTGCAGCGTATCGTTTTTTAGAATAGAGGAAATAGGGCCAATATACCTTTTCTAATTCGAGATTATTGGGTTTCTTGAAAAGTGCGCTGCACTCTTCAGCTGCGCGTTCACCAATTTCCCAACTGTATTCGACGGCTTCGATGCCTTTACGGTCACCTACATCAAATTCAACCATTACTGAGTCAGTATTATGCACAATCACATCTCCTGGACCAATGTGGAAATGATGAGATTCAGTGGTGAGATCATACACGTAGTCATGGGTTTCCCCGAGTATTTCGAGTTTTTTAATAGCCGTCGGTGATTTTCGTTGTTTATCTTTTGTCCATGTCTGCCGTAATATACTTTTCTTATCTTGTCTCGAGTTTATAGACACGTTATACCCCATACGCCTCCCGAGGATGTATAATCCCATCGAACCTTCTTTACCCTTACAATCCATCCGGGTGTACCCATGTACATCCTTGTCACCGTCAGCCATATAGTATCCTTCAATGAAAGACCTCACCACATCAATTGGTCCATTCAATATACACGAAGGGACGATCTTTTCACTATGACTATTATAAAACAACTTTCTATAACGTTCAACGACTGATTTTACATCATCATTCGCAGATAACTTATATACACCACTACTCTCAATTGTATCGTATATAGAAGTATCAAACGGACATAATTTTTGCATTTCGAGTAAATATTTCATGTTCGAATTATTTAACGCCCAAGTTCGTTTAACTCCGTTTGCAGTATTGTACGTTCCACACGAACCATCACCAAAAAAGAAACCCATGACCTTCGCTTCGTCAATTGTAACCGACTTATCTTTACCATCGAACGCATCAATTGAATTTCCGTGTAATAACTTGGTACCGATTGAAACTTCACATGGTTTAATCATTTCCTTATTCTCTAAAAGTAAGCTATGATCCTCTGTAACATCCACGATGCCAGTATGAGTTAAAACTCTGTGAATATTCTTAACAGTTTTATGTCTTACGATTTGTTTGATAGGCGTAAACCCGCATTCAGTCCATACTTCAGCATCAATCGTAGAAATTTCCTTGTTGTCATCTCTCATTTCATAAGAATCAACGAGTGAATCAATTCTGCATGTTCTTATTTCTCCATTTTCGCGTACGAGTAAAGGTGTATCGGGTGTGACTGAATCACCGTATCGAACTTTAGCACCCGGGAAGTTCTTTTCCACGTACTCTTTTGTTTCATCAATCATACTTCGTCCCTTCGTAGTCACAGTAGACGCAATGTTTACACATGGGAGCATCCCCTTCGACGCACCAGTGAATCCATACACGGAGTTCATACTGATTTTGTAAGCTAATTGCTTACCATTATACATCGCTTTGAGTGCACCCGTAGATACCGCCATATCCTTCTTCGCCTGTTTTCTGAATTGTTTCAATTCAAGTAGAATGCTCGGCAACAACGTAGGGACACCTTGTGCAAATTTACACAAACGCTTGGTCGGTGGTTGCCCCTCAACTTTACTCGGTACAGGAATCTCAAATGTCTCGTACTCCACACCCGGTACGTTTTCGTATTTAGGGTCCATGACAAGACTCGAATAACACAAGTTATGCGCCATCATAATGGAGGGGTACAGTCCTTCAAAATCAAGGGCTGTAATTGGTGTATAATACGCTCCCTTTTGTGCTTCAAGTACGGTCGCACCTTCATATCCTTGGTCACCCATTTGACCATATTGAATTGTGGGTACCATAAATCCCATCTCTCGTGCCTTCTTTGTGAGTTGACTAAACACCTTGATTTGCTGTCCTCGCTCAACGAGATAACACAGTGGAGTCCAGGTTGCTTTCGCCATTTCTAGTAGATTCACAAGAATACACAATTTAGACAAGAGTCTATGGGGAAGCAATGTATCCTTAATACAATATTCCGCAACTTCCCGTAGTTTCACTGGATCGCCTTCTTTGTAACGAGCAAACATCTCTTTCGCTGGCATATCAATCTTATTGTCCCCAAGGTACAATTTAGATACATTGTCGAGTTTATATGAATCAAGTTTGTAGCCTTTCTTCACTTCGTGAAACAAATCAAAGATAAATCGACCGGGCATACTCACGAGTTTCAGGTCATTATCACCCAATGCACTCGAAGACAGTTTCTTCAGGGTAAGTTCACAATTATGTCCGCGGAGTTTACTCAATTGGAAAAATTTAAGGTCGCACCGAGTGACGATGGCACGTTTCATCAAATACTCCAAATCAAACCCAAATATGTTCCAACCGGTGATAATGTCTACATCATTAGCATGTAAATATTCCCGGAACGCCATTAACATTTCACGCTCGGTATCATATGACAAAATAGTAGAACCTTCTAAATCGGGATCCGTCTTTTTGTAACATAAACACGTTTTATCGTATGGTTCGTCACTCCCAAATTTACAGAGTGAAATTGCAATTTGAAAACATGCATCACCTTCAATATCCGCATCCGGAAATTTACCAGTAGAACTGTTACATTCAATATCCACCGATGCAACCACAAAAGGTGCAGTTTCCGGATTTTCAACTGGTTTTAAGTCACGCCAGTTCTTACATTCAAGGTCAATGTCAACGTGTGCGTTATATGCAGTCGTACACAGGTCACCCGTATCAAGCCACCCAGTTGACTGAATACCAGTTCGATGCATAAGACGAAGTACCGGGTCCAGATTAGATTCGTACATTTTCATACGAATACTTTCATCCGGGAGTGGTCGTCGAAGACGTCCAGCCACCATACGCCGTGAAGCAAGGTTTCTGAAAAATAACTGAAGGTATGGGAATTGTTCGTTATTCTGAAAACCCCACACATCTTTACGGTGAATCGTATTGTAACTCACGAGACAACCAGGACACGCTCTTTCAATTTTATTGTATATGATTTGCACCTTCTGTTGTGTTATGTTACGCGGCAACTTTATAAAAAAGTAAGGTGTAAATGCCGTCGTCACACAGACAGACTTACCCTCACTCGTTTTACCGAAGATACTTACCAAGTACTCATCATCAGTATCTTTGGTCTCCCAGGTGAGCGCTTGAAAGACAACCATACTTCGTTATGTACCTAAAATTTTAATATCATTTAATAATAATTATGTCAGCTGCACTTGTCGATCTTGTATCAGTCGGAGCTCAGGATGCCTACATCACTGGCGAACCACAAGTCAGTTTCTGGCGCCAAAACTACAAGCGCTACACGAACTTTGCTCTCAAGCCAGAGCGCATGGATTACATCGGTACTTTCACGGGTGGCTCGGAAGTCGTCGTGCCAATTCGCTCCAAGGGTGACCTTTTGAGTTACATATGGGTAGAACACCCAAACATTTCTAATGTTGGTGTGAACGCGGATGGTCTCTTTTCCTCGGGTGATACCAGTGTCACCGAATTCAGTCTTCACGTCGGTGGACAAGAAGTTTGCAAATTCGACTCCTTGTACGTACAAGGTGTTCACAATGTCGTGTATCGTGATACACAAGC